CAAAAAAGGAGACTGTTACGAAAACAGTCTCCTTTTTTATAATAATATTTTAACTTTATTTAAGCGTTAAGAAGACATCTATCAGGTTGTACATTAATTTTAACCTTAGAAACATCATCAGCGCTATAATCATAATCATCAAATGAAGCATTTGTAATAAAACAACCAATCATTGTCCACTTCTCCACTTCAACTCCAACGGGGTCTAAAGCTTTTAGTACAAGATTTTTCTTATAACCAACAGCATAGCCCATTCTTCCTGTTGCAGATTCGGCATGAAGCCTTACCCATTCCATTACTTTTTGAGTAGTAGATGGTCCAATAACATCAATAAACTCAATGTCAATTGCTGACCACTTATATCTACCAGCAACAAATGTACTAGTGTTCATATATGGAATTTCTGTACTACCGATTTCTATTGTAGGTTTTCCAGAAGTTTGAACATTAAATGATTCAATTCCTAATTCTGAAGGGAATTCTAATACGAATCTATTTTTTCTTTTTGGTTCCTGCTCTACAGGAACTGGTCTAAACATTACAGCCATTTTATAATAATTTAATTTGTTTCTTTAATCAATTATAAATATTAAGCAAAAAAAATTATTGGGTCATATTTAGTTTTTTTTTTATAATTAAAAAAAAAAGGAGGGAAAACCCCTCCTTTATAAATTGTTTTTAACTTTATTAAAAATCTTCGAAACGTGCGCCAGTAGGAAGAACTTGGAATGTTAAATCAATAAACTCTGCAGTTCTAGTAGGCTTCAATTGAATCTTACCAACTAAAGTATTTCTATCAACAACTTCAGGTGGATTATTAGACTCATCCATTATAACTCTAAATCCAGTTAAACCTCTTTGGTTTTGAATTTGCAATAATAATGGCTCTACTTTTGCTAAGAATTGGTCTCTTAAAGTTTGGTCATTTTGCTCAAACAATAAAGTTTGAGATGTCGCAGCAACTACTCTTCTAATTTGAAGAAGTAATCTTCTTACATTAATTCTATCAAGTGCAGATTGTCTTACTTGAAGAGTTTTTTGTCCATATATTACAACTCCTTGTTGTACAAAGGTTGCAACTGGATTTATTCTTCCGTCATATAAGGTGTCTCTATTATTTTGACTCAATTTAATATCAGCTCTTCTAACTGAATCTCCCATAGTACCTCTATTGATACCTGCTGGGGCGAACCAAGGGAATGCTATATTGTCAGTTAAACCTATAGACTTTACAACCTCAGCAGTAGGAGATATATAAACAAATTTACCTGTTGTTTGGTCTTCTATTTGTACCCAAGGCCAGTAAGTAGCTGCATAATTAGAGTCTATGCCTGTATCTTGCATTGCAAGAACAACTTCTTCTGAAGTTCCTTTAGATATACTGTCACTTAATCTTGGAGAGTCTATTATATAAAGTGTATCAGCTCTATCTTCTATTGTTTCTAATGCGTACTTTACAACTTCTTCATTAGTTGAAAAGTCAATGCCTGGTGTTGCAAAAAGATTTATATCTACCTCTTCTGGATTTTTTACCTTATCGATGGCTGTTTTAAATGCTGTTCTATTTGATAAATCTAAAGAGTTTGAAGTAAAGGTAGGTGTTTTATACTGATTCCATCCGTCAAAACCTTTTGATGGAGCAAAAGTAAATTTCAATTCTGCCTTAGTGTATCCTGTTAAGCTATTGTAGTCTCCAGTAGTATATTGTGACGCAGGAGCGGTATTTTCTAGGTGAAATCCTTTAATAGTAACATTATCTTCTGCTGGGATATATTTGAATACATCCTTTTCAACCGTGCTTATTACTTTAGTATAACTAACTTGGTCTGAAGTAAATCCAGTGTAAGCTAATTCTGAAACTCCTAAAAAGGTTCTGCTAACAGATTCTCCAGAGAAATATGATGTTTTATAATATAAAGGTGCGGCAGTTTCTCCACTCATACCAACAGCTCTTTGCTTATATCCTTTAAATCCTGCAGGTAAAGCATCTCCTGGATGACCTTCTTTCATGTCAAGTGTTACAAATAATGAATTTCTTGGATATTCTTCGTCAGTTGTACCAATAACTCTAGCTATATAATTTCTATCATTTGGATTCATAGTTACACCTCTGAATCTTTCTAGTGCAGTTTGGAATGCGCTAGCATCTGTATCGTTAAAGTCTCTAACAACAACATCGAATGTTTTTGTTACTGTATCAATATTACTTATAGATATTTTAATTTCTCTGTTTGCTGAGTTTCCATCAGATATTGATTGAAAAGTGAATAAATCTCTAACTTGACCACCAACAACATTAGATACAATTGTTGGAGTGTAAGGATTTGTGTACGGTGATGCATAATCTGTATATGAAGTTTCTGCAGCTGTATAAATTAAGTTTGCAGTTAATCCAGTAACATCTCCTCTTTGTGTAGCTTCTCTTATAAAGTGAGAGTAAATTAATTCTACATAAACTCCATAATCTCCACTTATTTTTTTAGGATTTTGACCTAAAACATTTAATATATAATTATTTGTGCTTTCATCTAAGTTTACACTTAAAGTATTTGCAGAAAATGGCCCAGTAGATGCACTAAGTGTAAAGTTAGATAGTGGCGCTCCAGCTGAAACGTTTCCAATTTCTATATCAGTTTCGGCTGTCTGTAAAAATGTTGTTCCATCATCTGAAGATTTACTTCTGATTACAGCAACAGTTACTCCACTATAATCAACATTTGCACTTTCAGCTGTTATTAACCATGCTTTTGAGTTTGTAAAACCCTGTTCTCCTAGTACTCTAGTTATTGATAATTCACTAGATTGAGTTAAAAAGGAATTAGCTACATAAGGTAGTGCTAATTTTGAATTTGTATTACCAAATCTAAAAAGAAATTCATCTGTACTTCTTATGCTGGTTGGCTCAAATGCAGGTCCTTTTTCTGTAAGTCCTACTAGTCCTAATTTTGTAAGCCCAACTCTTGATGCGAATACTGAAAAATCTTGTTCCCTAGTGTAAACTCCAGGTGATACGAATATAGTTGCCATTTGTTTGTTATTTTAAATTTATAATGTTTTACAATAAATAGGATAAAAAAACATAAAACTAACATTCATCTTCCTGAATTTCTATAGAAATTTTTGTGATAGTTTGAACTCTCTCGAATTTATTAGGGTCTACTATCCTAGAATGTACAGTTAAAGGATATACTAATTGAAAATATCTATCTGCATCTATACTATCTACAGTGTTGTCCTCTGAAGGGTCTCCTAAAACTGAAGGTATGTCGTAACCATTTATTTTCATATATCCTTGTCCGTCAGAATATGTCTCTTCTAGCATTTTTTCATAAGAAATATTTACATCTTGCATATAATGCGTAACAAATCTTAGTTCATAATCAACATCAACCCAAGTTGGTTGTGGGATTTTATATATTTCATAACCGCCTAACACTCCGTCAAAAGAAGGTATTTTTATATATTTAAATTTTAACTTTTTAGGAATTGTTCTTTTTAGCGGAGAAGTACCTCTCTTTACGCTAGTTCTTCTTAATGTCATAAAAGGCATTGTAATCTCCTCTCCACTTTCATCTTTAAGGAATTTCCAATTCATTTTAAATTCAGCCCACCTCTCTTGTGTTAAAAATATAACAGGAACTTTAGATGTTTTATTTTTAGCATCTTGGACTGTTATTCCTATATCTACAATAAAGTCTCTCATACCTTCATCAACATCTTCTAATAGAAGTTTTTGAGGAAGATAATTTGTGTTTTTATAATTTTCGTCTAATCTTTTATTTATATTTTTCTGAACGGACATTGTATCTTTGTTTCTTATAAATATTAATTAATTTTATAATAGATGTTGTTTTTTATTTTTTATAATATTATATTCGTGAAAATTTGATTTTTGAAAAAAGTAAGAATTACACATAATTTTATAAATAAACTAATAGAATGTGACCAAATACTAACATTCTCTTATTTTATAAAATTAAAATATCTTTATTCTAATTCTACTATATATGATTTTTCAATAAGAAAATCTGCAAGATTAATAAATGTTTCTCCAAATTGTATAAAATACCATTTATCCATAATGAAAAAGATGGGTGTTATAAAAGTTGTTAAAAACAAAAGAGGAAAAAACAATTTAACATTTTGCTCTATAAGTAAAATATCTAAAATGTATGGAGTTAGCCACAACACTAGGTGTGGCTCTATACTTTTTCATAAGTTAGACAATATACAAACCATAAAGACTAGATTATATTCAAAAGTTTTAATTAATAATATCAATAAGCAAAAACATACTATCAAAAGTAAGTCCAACTCGATTATGCGGAAAAAAGACCAATTAAAAAAGATAAAAGATGAAAAAATATCTTCTTCTTTATCTAGGTCAATTGAGAGTGAAAGGATAAATTTTGATACATTTATTTGTTGTGAGACTATTGGTAATATGTTTTTAAAAACTAAAATGACTGGGTATAATCAACTTTTAAAAATGACAAAACTAGGAATCCTTTCGGCAAAAAGAAAGTGTATACCCATATTAAAATGCAATAAAGAAGAGTTTAATAGGCTTTATAATTTTGGAAACTTAACAAAAGGTAAATATTATTATAACTATACAAATTCTTGTATAATGAAAAATGTTGGATTTAGCATTAATATTAGTTAGTTATATATTTTTTTGAGGTGTGCAATTAATTTTACTAACATACGGCGAGTTATATTACTATATAGTAAGTATAGTGTTATATAGAAGTTGTAGTATATTTCACTTAGAAAATTGTATCTAAGTAGTTAAAATGTTTTTAATGTCTATTATATTATCTTGCGTTAAATACATCGGTATTAACTTCAACGCCTTTAATTGTAATAGAAAATAATTTATCACCGCCCCAAGAATGTTGATTATCTACGTTTGAACTTCCATCATCTGTAACTTCATAATAGTTACCTTTATGATATACAAAGTCGCCCATTCTTATTTCAGCATCTAATTCATCCAATTGAGAAACATATATACTTGCAGTTATATTTCCATAGCCTTTTCTAATTATACCGCCTGGCGCTAAATATTCTGGCCCCGAAGATTCTACATTAATTCTACCAAAAACTTCAATCTCTGGTAGGTATAATTTATTTTTAGATTCACCATACAAACTATGAGTTCTGGTTCTTTTATAGTCAATTCTATATAATATAAATGATTCTTGTAGAATTTCTTCACTTATTTCTCTTCCACTACTTTCAAAAAATCTTCTTTCCTTTTCTCCAAAAAATAATTTAATACCCTTTTGAGAATCATCTAACTTTTTAGCCTCTTCGGGTTTAGGCATATTTCTATTAAGAAGTCTGTCTCTATTGTTATTTTCAGAATTTCTAGCCATTTAATTATTTATTATCCTATATAAATAGGAAGTGGACCAAAACTAAGAGTTTTGTTTACATACTCTTGCATTAGAGCATTATTTTCAAGTAAAGCTTTATAGTTTAATCTATCTAAAA